GGGAAGGGGGCTTGACCATGGGCGCGATCAACTATGGCACATCCGACGTTATAACGCTAGCCGTCAAGCCCTATGACCCGGACGACCTGGACGACCTGACCCCCGACGAACGCGCGGCATATATCGCGGACAATTACGCCGCCGATTATGACAACGCCGCCGCGATCATTGACGCTTACAGCTTCGACTTTTTCCGCGTCGCCCCTGCGTGGGGCTATTATGAAGGCGTGTATGTCGCCCTGTCAGATAATTTTTACGCCGCGTCATACGCTGACAAGCGCGACGCGCTCAAAGAGGCCACAAGGCTCAAGCGGCTATTACTTGACCTTGCCGGCGTCGGCTTCGTCCGATGTGCCCCCGGCTGGTGCACCGGGTACAGCGATCACAAGGGCACCATAACGGCCATACGATCCGCCATACGGGAGCTCAAGCAGCGGATCACGCATTCCAAAATTGAGGGGTATTGATACCCCTCTTTTTTATGTCCCCGCTATTCGCCGCCTATTTGCCCGTGTAGCGGCCTTGCGTGTTTCCACGGTATCTTGTACCACACCGACACACAAGGCCGCTACACGGGCATTTTAGACCGTTTCACGGCGCGCCCGGAACGTCGGCAGGGGCTTCACCAGCTCCAGTAGCTCCAGCAGCGCCCGGAACGTCGGCAGGGGCTTCACCAGCTCCAGTAGCTCCAGCAGCGCCCGGATCGTCGGCA